TCTTGCGGAAAATTTCTGATGAGCCAACGAGAAACTTTCGGTGAAAAATCTTGCGGAAAATTTCTGATGAGCCAACGAGAAACTTTCGGTGAAAAATCTTGCGGAAAATTTCTGATGAGCCAATGAGAAACTTTCGGTGAAAAATCTTGCTCACGGCGGAGGGGAGACCGATGAAGGATAACGTAACGATCGACCTTCACGACGGCCAGCGCCGCGTCATCGACGAACGTAAGCGGTTCAACGTGATCTGCTGCGGGCGACGGTGGGGTAAGAGCCGCTTGGCGTTTGCCCTGGCACTGGAGACGATCGCGCAGCGTATGCCGGTGGTGTACATGACCCCGACGGCCGTCGACTACGAAAAGCGATGGTCAGAGGCTACCGAGTTTTACCGCCCGATCCTGAAGGATGCGAAGATCAGCGAGGGCGTGCTGCTGTTCACCAACGGCGCTCGTATGGACTGGTTTGGTCTCCACAGGTTTGACGGGATCCGTGGCAACCGTTACGCCCGTGCCATCATCGACGAGGCAGCCCACAGCCCGAACCTCGAAGATGCGTGGACGAAGGTGGTGCGGCCGGCTCTTGCGGACTTTCTCGGGGATGCCTACTTTCTGTCGACCCCTGCGGGCGGCAACTATTTCAAAACCCTTTACGACACCAAGCACCCGGCGTGGCAGTCGTGGCAGATGCCGACGACGTCCAACCCATTCATCGACGTGGGGGAGATCATGGCCGCGAAAGAAGACCCGAACACGCCTGACATCGTATTCCGTCAAGAGTACATGGCGGAGTTCATCGACTTGCAGGGCGCCCTTGTCAACCGCGAGGACATCCGCTACGGCCACCCTGCCGAGGGCGAACGCATCGAGTATAACATGGGCGTCGACCTTGCCATTAGCACGAAAGAGGGCGCCGACTATACGGCAATCGCCGTCGTCGGCAAGGTAGAAAACCGTTACTACATCGTCGACGTGTTGCGTCGGCAAATGGGTTTCAACGACACGAAGGCGGCGATCAAGAAGATGGCTGCGAAGTGGCAGCCGACGTTCGTCAACATCGAGGCGGTGCAGTACCAGGCGGCCATTGTCGAAGACCTGAAGATGGAGATGCGCGAGTACTACGTGAACGCGATTCATCCCGACCGTGACAAGCGCAGCCGTTTCCTGCCGACGCTAGGCAAGTACGAACACGGTCTTGTCTACCACAGCCCGTCACTGCCGCCAGAGTTCGAGGGCGAGCTACTGCAGTTTCCCGAGGGCGACCACGACGACATGGTCGATGCGGTGGTGTACGCGATGAAGGGCTTTGATTCTGGAGTGAGGGTCTACAATATTTGATCTACGACAGGGTGACCTATGGCAAAGCTGACCAGCGCAGGCAACAAGCGGTACCGCATGACTGCCGAAGAGTTCGAGCTGATACGCGAGGCACGCGACGCCCGTGTCAAGGCCGAACGTGGGGCGAACGGATCTGTCGGTGGGCAGGTCACGAAAGCGCTTGTGCAGCACGATGACGGCCTGACAGCACAGCAGCGTTATAGACTCCGCAAGAAGGGCGAGCTACCACCTGCCCCGATGACTGGTGCGGAGCAGATGAACGATGACAAGGCGAAGGCGCTAGGGATGTCGATGATCGCTAACGAGTTCCGACGGCGCGAGCGGTCCGACGGTGTTACGGATCTGATCGCTGGCGACCTGCGGCCCGACTCCATCTGTGAAGTTACATCGAGTAAGACGGGCGTCATCTCCGACCTGCACTGGCCGTTCCATGCGCTCTACGACGACGACGGCCACCTGCATGGCCCGTACCTTACGGCCATCGAGCACCTGCGGGACTACGGCATCCAAACGCTTGTCATCAACGGCGACGCAATGGACTGCTATAACATTTCGACGCACGAGCGTATCGAAGCGAAGCGCAACTTCGTCTGGGAGCTTGACGTGGCGCGTGCGATGCTGGCCCACCTGCGGCGGTACTTCGGCGACAAGGTGCGGATCATCTACCGCGAGGGCAACCACGAAGAACGCTGGTTGCGCTACATCGCCAAGAACGCAGACGCACTGCAGGGCTTACCGGAGGCGACGCTGCCCGAACTGTTAAAGCTCCGCAGTCACGGTATCGAGTGGATCGGCGAACGGTCGAAGCTGACGGTCGGCAAGCTGTGGATTGACCACGGGCACGAATGGTTCGGGAGTGGCGGCGTCAACCCGGCACGCAACTACCGCATGAAGGCGCAGGACAACATCTTAGTCGGTCACGTCCACAAGACGACGTTCGACATGCACAAGCGCCCGTTAGACGGCTCTGTCTTTGCCGGCTGGTCGATGGGCTGCCTGTGCGATTTGAACCCGCACTACGCCCCGCGTAACCACTGGAACCACGGCGTCGTCACGGTCGACCTTGACAAGACGGGCGAGTTCAGCGTGAGCAACCGCATCATCATTAACGGGCGGGTGCGGTAACCTGCACTTGTCGGACACTGTCCGATAAAATAGCTTGCGTATTTCGATTTTTTTGTTATAGCTTCGCAGCACATGGCAATACTCGACCGCCTACGTTCGGTGTTCAAGCAGGCCCCTGCCCCGTTGCAACGCGTAACGGCGGTAGGGTCTCGGTATGTCCGACCGGATTACAGTGAGTTCCAGAAGCGCGTCGTCGAGGGCTACAAGGGTAACCCTGTCGTTGCCGCTTGTGTCGCCGTCCGTGCGAACACGCTGAATGAAGCGCCACTCGTCGCGCAAAATGCAGCAACTGGCGACCTGCTACCGGCCCACCCGCTGACAAGGCTGTTTGCCAACCCCAACCCGTACATGTCGCAAGCTGAGTTCTGGCAGACCGTCAGCACCTACATCGACATCGGCGGCGGTGCCTACATCGTCAAGGCGCGCAACATTTTGGGTGGCATCACCGGTCTGTATCCTTACAACTACGGGCAGATTGTCCCGCACATCAGCCCGTTGGGATGGATAGACGGTTACGTCTACGACGACGGTGCTGGGCAGACTACGACCTTCGACGTCCGCGACGTGGTGCACATCAAGTCGTATTACATCGACCCGCTGCAACCGCATCTGGGCCTGTCGCCTATCGTCGTGTCGTCCATCAGCATCGACGCGTATAACGAACTCATGACGACGCTGTACAGCATCGCCAAGAACGGCGGCGTTATCCCTGGCATCCTGTCGAGTCAGGAGATGCTGCCAAGCCCCGTGGTCGAACAGCTCAAAGAACAGTTTGCCGAGAAGATCGGCGGCATGGGGCCGCAATCTGGCAAGCCGTTGGTGCTCTCGGGCGGTGTAAGCTATTCCGAGATGGGGCAATCGATCAACGCCCTGAGCGCACCCGATCAGTTCACCCAGTTCGAGGTCGCCATCTGCGGCGCCTTCCGCGTGGACCCTGCCGTGGCTATGACCCGTGCGGGCCTGCTGTCGTCGACGTATGCCAACAAGGAAACGGCCTTCCGCGAGTTTACGACCTTGACGCGCGTACCAACGTGGAACGCATGGGAGGAACAGATGGCGCTATCGTTCGCCTCTGAGTTTCCCGGCGTGCGCCTGCAGTTTGACACTTCGAACGTCCAGGCGCTACAGTCTGACCCTGACTCAATTATCTACCCAGTAATTGCGCAGTTCAACGCGAATCTCATCACTGTCGATGAGGCCCGCATCAAGATGGGTATGCCGACACTAACCGACGAAGATCGCGGCGGCAAGTACCAACAGGACATCGTCGCACCCGTAGGCGGCCCGATGATGCTGGGCGCGGCGTCACCTGTACCGGACGGCGTCAGCCTCGACGCGATCGACCCCGAAGCACCGGCCCCGATCACGAACCCGAACATCGCGCCGCCTGAACCTGAGCCTCCGATTCAGTTCTACCGGCAGACGGAGAAGGAAGCGGCCGACTACTGGCGTGCTGCTGACAAGATCATGAACGATTACGCAGCCGAGCTCATCCCGTTCGTGGCCGACGGCATGAAGACGATGATGCAACAGCTGACGGGCCAGAAGGCCGGCGAGCTCGACGTTACGCGCATCAAGATCGACCAGCTGACAGCGCAGTACCTGACGGCATCGGCTAAGGTCCGCTCTGGCCTGCTGCGCGAGATATTCTATCTGGCGGTGCAAGCTGCCGAGGGCAACCCTGCCGAGTTCCAGTCGATCTTCGACACGATCCAAGAACGCGTGGGAGCGCAGCAGCGCGAGCTGTTAACGATGGCTTACGGCACGGCACGCGATGAGATCGGCCAGACCATCGAGGACAACCGTGGCGTTACCGAAGCGGAGCTGCAGACGGCACTCCGTAGCAAGGTCGAGACGTTGAGCGTCTCCCGTGCTGCGACGATCGCACGGACTGTCACGCGCGCCTCGGCAACGGAGACGCAGAAGGACACGTGGCAGAAGATGAACGAAGGCAAGGAAGGCACCGAGGACGAGATCTTGCGGGTGTGGGTAACGCGTCGCGACGACAGGGTGCGTCCATCGCATCGTGAGATGGACGGCCTGTACGTGAACGTTACGGGCAAGTTCCCCGAACTCAAGGCCGACGCGAACGGCCAGATCAGCCGAACGGGCAAGACGTTGGACGGCCCCGCCGTAGGCACTGGCAGCCCGTCGTCTATCGTGAACTGCCGGTGTGTCATCCGTCCCGTTCGTAAGCGCAAAATCACATCAGGCTACCAACCTGCAGAGGCTGGACAATGAACGACATCAGATTCAAAGTCATCGGCACGGACCCCGAAGCGCGCACCTTTACGGCGATCGCTTCGACGTTTAACGTCGTCGACAGTTACAACGAACGCATGATGCCCGGCTGCTACGCCAAGTCGCTAGCCAAGCAGATGCCCGTCGGCGTCAAGGCTCACGACTGGACGCTTCCGGTCTTCCGCACCGAAGCGAAGGAAGTCCTGCCCGGTGACCCAGAACTCGACGACCCAAACATCGACGAGGTAACGCGCGCCAACGGCGGCCTGTGGTTCCGCGGCACGATGTTTGACACGAAGGACGCAGACGAGACGTACACCCTCATCAAGCAGGGCGGTTTCCGTGAGTTCAGCGTAGGTTACACAACCATCGTCGACGGCTTCGGCGAAGATGGCACCAAAGAGATTTACGAAGTCGACCTGCACGAGATCAGCCCCGTGCTGGTCGGCGCAAACCCAAATACGCAAGTGATTGCATTGAAGCGACGCGGCGACTATGACGACCACGTGGTCGGCCTCGGGAACGAGGTCACCTGGCTTGTGGAGCGTACAAAGCAGCGTCTTGATATGCGCATGAAAGAGGGGCGAATCTTATCGTCCCGCAATGTTGCTCTGCTCGAGACCTTGGCGGGAATCTTGAAAGAAGCACACGGCGAAATCAAGCGGCTTCTTGCCGCGTCAACACCGCAGCCCAAAGAAGAGACCGAGGCGAAGCCCGGTCGAAATCGGAAGGCGCTGCGGCAACTAATCAACAGTCAACTCAAGGACCACACCCTATGAATCTCGAAGAGATCATTGCGGCGCTGCAGGCCTTGCTCGAGAACCCCAACGCGACCATCGAAGAGATGGCCGCTGCGGTAGCTCAGGCAGTCGAGGCCTTGACAGCGTTGACGGAATCCCCTGACGTCGAGGACAGCCCCGAAGTGGCACCCGCCGTCGAAGCGCAGGCGCTGACGCTTGCGTCCCTCATCAACAAGGCGACGGCCCGCATCGAAAAGAAGAAGGCCACAGCCGCAGTCATCAAGTCGGCCATCAACACACCGACGGGAGCACAGCCCATGACCACGAAGACATCAGCCCCGACGATCACGTCGAAGGGCCAGAAGAGCCGCGTCTACAAGGACAGCGCCGAAGCGTACAAGGTCGGCCAGTTCCTGCAAGCCCAGATGGGCAGTGCCGACGCTAAGAAATGGTGCGACGATCACGGCGTATCGTTTAAGACGCTGACGTCGGCTAACAACACGTCGGGCGGCATCCTCGTACCGGAGGAGATGGAATCGGCAATCTGGAACCTCAAGGAACAATATGGCGTCTTCCGCGGTGGGGCCAACGTCGTCGGCATGGGTTCCGATACACGCCATATTCTCAAAGAAGTATCAGGCAACGACACCTATTTCGTTGGAGAAGGCGTCGCACCTACGGCATCTGATCTGGCATGGACAAACCTTACGCTCTCAGCTAAGACACTGGCTGTGCTGACCAAGTACAGCAAGCAGCTCGGCGAAGACGCAACGGTTTCCATCGCCGACGAGATTACGAACTGGGCAGCCTACAAGCTCGCACAGCGCGAAGACGAATGCGGCTTCGTTGGTGACGGCACGTCGACGTACGGCGGTATCATCGGTGCCACGTACAAGTACCGCAAGCTGTTGGAAGACGGTGGCGGCACATGGGCAACAGATGCCGACAAGGCAAAGCTCGGTTCTGCTGTCGTAGCTTCGGGCACGACGTGGTCGGCCATCACGCTTGCCGACATCATCGCAATGATCGGCAAGGTCGCCAACTACCCTGGCACCAACAACGCCTTCCACTGCACGCCGCAATTCTACTGGAACGTCGTGTATAATCTGGCCATCGCCAAGAACGGCACGACGGGAACAGAAGTCGTCAACGGCGTACCGCAGCAGACGCTCATGGGCTACCCTGTTGTGCTTAACAACGTGATGGCGAAGGCTACGGCCATCAACCAGGTCCCGCTGCTGTTCGGTGACGTATCGGCCTCGTCGTACTTCGGCGACCGTCGCGGCATCACGATCGAAACGTCAGAGCACGCCGACTTCGCTGCACGCCTCGTGTCGGTGCTGGTGACGGAGCGCTTCGACATCATCAACCACGACTTCGGCAACTACAACGCCACTGCATCATTGCAGAAGGCTGGTGCTATGGTCGGTCTCATCACCCAAAACGACTAAGGAGTAACGACTAATGCAACCACTGCAAACCGCTAAGACGCACGTCTTCGTCGCTCCCGGCGCTGTCGTTGACAACGCAACGTACACGTCGACCGTCTGCGACACTGCCGGCGCTGACTACCTCGAAGTCAACGTCCAGCTGGGCACGACCGACATCGCCCTTGCTACGCTGAAGCTTCAGGAGTCCGACGCCATCACGAACAGCACGACGCTGGACAGTGGCGCCGACATCACCGGCTATGTCTTCGGCACTTCGACGAATCCCGACACGGGCACGACTTCGACCCTGCCGTCGGCAACGGACGATAACAAGGTATTCCAGTTCCGCGTGCCGCTGCAAGGCCGCAAGCGTTACATCAACCTGATCGCCGTCGCCGGCAACGGCACGACGGGCACGTACCTCGCAGCCCACGGCAAGCTCGGCAAGCTCGAGCAAGACCCCGTGACGGCTACGGACGCAGGCCTCGGAGCATGGCTG